TGTACACGCATCTCGGAAAATTTCTGATAAGTAACAATAAAACGCTAAATTATCAGACAATTATGGGGCCGCCCTTCCTATAACAGGACCAGAAAAGCATGAATTACTATGGAATTGCTTATTTAAAACAGAAATTGATGTCTAAGAGAGTGCGGACCTCCCTCCGGTACGCTCACTATGAGATGAAAAACATCACTCTCGACTTCGGCATCTCTTCGCCTCCTGATCTGCGCTACTGGCAGAGCTGTCTCGGATGGTGCGCCAAGGCGGTCGACGCCCTGGCGGACCGTCTGGACTTCCGGGGATTTACGGATGACGTCTTCAGTCTGCAGGAGATTTATGACCTCAACAACGGCAACGTGCTGATCCGCTCCGGCATCCTCGGCGCCCTGATCTGCGCGTGCTCGTTTGTGTCGATCTCGGAAGACGAGACCGGCTTCCCGCGGATGCAGGTCATCGACGGCGGCAACGCGACCGGCATCATCGACAACGTGACCGGGATGCTTCGCGAGGGCTATGCAGTCCTAGAGCGCGACATCTACGGCCAGCCGCTGCGTGAGGCCTATTATACGTTCGAATATACGGCCTACTATGAAGGCGGGCGTCTGGTGGATATGCGTCCTAATAAGGCAACCTATCCGCTCCTCGTCCCGCTGATCTACCGACCCGACGCGGTCCGTCCCTTCGGGCACAGCCGGATCTCCAGGGCGTGCATGAGCATCATGGGCTCCGCGCTCCGGACGATCAAACGGTCAGAGATCTCCGCGGAGTTTTACAGCTTCCCGCAGAAGTACGTCACCGGCGTCGATGAGACGAGTGATGTCAAATTTGACCGATGGGCCGCGGCGATGTCTGCGATGATGAAGTTCTCGCTCAACGACGACGGGCAGGATCACGTCAAGCTCGGGCAGTTTACGCAGCAGAGCATGGCACCGCACCTCGACCAGCTGCGGATGTTCGCGTCGCTGTTCGCAGGCGAGACCGGCCTCACCCTGGACGATCTCGGCTTCGCCGGCAACAATCCCTCTACTGCGGAGGCGATTAAGGCGACGCATGAGGGGATCCGTCTGACAGCTCGCGCCGCGCAGAAAGACTTTAGCGCTGGCATCATCAACGCCGGATATCTCGCGGCCTGCGTGCGGGACAGCTACAAGTGGCAGAGGACGCAGCTCTACATGACAAAAACACAGTGGACGCCGCCGTTCCCGGCAGACGTCTCCATGCTCGGAGCGATCGGTGACGCCCTCGGCAAGCTCGGCACGGTCAAGCCGGACTACCTGACCGACGAGAAGATCTTCGAGCTGACAGGTATCTGATAAATGGCGACTGATATCGTCCCCGAACTGAATGAGAAAATACAGCTTGCTTTCCAGAAGCGCCTGATGCGCGACCGGAAGCTGCCGGCGATCCATCGCATGATCCGCGAGGGCACCGCGACGCTGGAAGAGGCTCATGCCTACTCGGCGATTGTCGGCGAGGCCGCGAGCGACGCGCTCAGGTCCGTCCTGACTGTGGAAAACATGCCATATGGCACCCTCTGGCGTAATATCGCCGAGCGGACAGTGACGCCGCTCCTGGAGGACTGTTATGGACTGGTCAACGATCAGGCGGAGATGATCCAGCAGATCGTCGACAGGGCCGCGAAGATAAAGCTCGGATCTGTCCGGGCGGACTTCCCGCAGGACCGGATCGATGACCTGGTCAACAAGATGACCGAGACCTATGACTTCGATGAGGCGGTCAAGTGGCTCGGCGAGCCGATCGTCAACAACGCGGAGGCCTTCTTTGACGACTACGTCAAGCGCAATGCGGACTTCCGCGAGCGCTCCGGGATGGAGGCGAGGATCCAGAGAACGGCGGAGGCCGGTGCCTGCCGCTGGTGTGCAGATCTTGCGGGATCCTGGCGCTATGGATCCGAGCCTGATGATGTCTATGCCCGGCATGAGTTTTGCCGCTGCTCTGTGACCTACACAAGCGGACGGCGGGCTCAGTCGGTCTGGAGTAAACGATCTTGGGAGTTACCGGAGGAACAGATCGAGAGAATGAAAAGTGTAAGAGGACCCGACACGACACCGAGAGATATCCGCGAGGAGAACCTCGCGAGGGCAGAGGCAGAACGAGAAGCTGCCAGACAGCGCCGGGAGGCGCTCAAACGGAGGTAAGAGATGGCAAAGACTGGTAAGCAGTCGCCCTCTTTTACCAACGTCCCAACAACTAAATATCGCACGCAAGGACAGGAAGCAATCGACCTTTACCGATCGACGGGTCAGGAGCTCCTGCCGTGGCAGGGGAAGCAGGTCAGGGCCATCATGCGGTCCGATCCCTCAGGGATCTGGCATTACATCGAGTATGGGCTCTGCGTCTCCCGCCGTAACGGCAAGGGTGAGATCCTGGCGGCGCGGGAGTTCTGGGGGATCATCAAAAACAACGAGAAGATCTGCCACACCGCGCACCGCACGACAACGTCACATGATGCTTTCAATCGCTTGTACACCCTGCTCAAAAAAGCGGGATATGAGGAGCACAGCCGGAAACAGAAAGAGATGCCGGAGCGCTCCTTTTTTGCGTCAAAGCAGTATGGCCTCGAGCATATCGAGATCAGCGGCGGCGGGATCATCGACTTCCGGACACGCACCAACAACGGCGGCCTGGGCGAAGGCTTTGATCTGCTCGTGATCGACGAGGCACAGGAGTACACCTCCAAGCAGGCCTCGGCTCTGAGCTACACGGTTACGGCCTCGCGGAACCCGCAGACGATCATCACCGGGACGCCTCCGACGGTAACCTCCGGCGGCGACGTCTTCCAGCGCCTGCGGCAGTCCGTCATCGACGGCACCGCGGACGAGATCGGCTGGGCCGAGTGGTCCATCCCCGAGATGCCCAGAGACGTCGCGGACACGAGACTCTGGTACAAGTACAACCCGAGCCTCGGCTACATCCTGACGGAGCGAAACATCAGGGCCGAGCTTGCCAACGGTGAGATCGACTTCGCGATCCAGCGCCTGGGCCTCTGGCTCTCCTACAAGCGGAACGCTTGCATCACTCCCACAGAGTGGGAGGCGCTGCAGGTCGACGCTCCGGAGCTGCAGCCTGATCGCTTTTTCGGCGTCAAGTACTCGCTCGATGGCACGAAGGTCGCGATCAGCGTCGCGGCCCGGACCACAGACGGGAAGATCTTCGTCGAGGCGATCGACCAGTCGCCGACGCGCTTCGGCAACAGCTGGCTCGTCGACTACATCCTCAACCCTCACCGGAAGGGCGTGGTCATCGACGGAGCGAGCGGCCAGAAGACGCTGGTCGAGGAGCTGCGGGAGAAGGGTGTCAAAAACCCGACGCTGCCGGCAGTCTCCGAGGTCATCGAGAGCTCGAGCCTATTCGAGACGGCCATCGCTCAGGGCGCGCTGGAGCACTCCGGGCAGCCGGAGCTCGCTGCAGTGGTCACCAACTGCGAGCACCGTCCGATCGGATCCCGTGGCGGGTACGGTTTTAAGACCCTGACGGACGACCAGGACATCACGATCATGAACCCTGATCTGGTCATTGCGCACTTAAACGGCGGTCCTGACTGCAGACTGTACATGGAGCTGACGATCAC